TTGATCGACAGGCTCCAGTCGCCCGGCATGGTGGGCCCATAGGTGGGGCTTCGGCGAAGGACGGCGCTCTTCTCTGAAGGCTCCAACCTTGTCAGCGCTTCAAGGAGCAGCGCGGCGCGGGCGCTGTCGCCGCTCTCTGCCTCCGACAGCCGCTCCCGCAGCGCGAGAATATCGGCGTTCTTGGCGTCGAGGATGAGGCCGATCGCGCCGGCCACCGCTTCGAGGATGCTGTTGGTGGTCCACTCCGACCCGTCGGGAAGGAGGACGGACCACCGACCGCGCGTGTCCTGCTTGATCATGGTGTCCTCTCCGAAGGCGGTTTGGAGCTGCTGAATCTCAGCCTCCGTCGGCACCATTTCGGGCGGGAGAGGCTCAATCGAGAAGATGGCGCCGGGGCCGTAGCGCCGGCCGTCGCTGAGTTCGATCCCTCCGCCGTCGATGTAGCGGAGGCGGACCACGCCGAGGGCGGTGTGGCCGAGGAGGGAGACGCGGGCGCGGATGAAGGTGGCGTTCATGGTGTATCCTGTCGTTGCTTTGTTGCTGGCGTTCATGTCGCCTTCCTGTTGCGCCCGATGATGAGCGTATCGCCGGGGTAGAGCCGCGCCACCTGTGACGCGCCCATGGTGGACAGCGTGAAAATCCCGCGGCCGTGCTCCGTGTCGCGTGCGTCGGGGCCCGGAATGATTGAGTAGTCCACCTCCCGGTTGTCGGGGTCGGCGAGGTAGCACATCGCCCGGAGGGCCTCGTTCTCGCGGGTCAGTTCGTCGGCGCGGATCTCGAGGTCGAGCACGTAGCGGTGCAGGGCCTTGGGCGTGTTGCGGGGGATGACGGGGCGGGTGGTCATTGCGCCTCCGGCCAGCCGGTGTATTCGATTGACTTGGCCGTCAGATCGATTCGCACTGCCTCATAATACCCTTTCGCCCCTGGCGTGTCGTCAATCCCGGAGCCCCGGACCTCCCATCCGTGCGAGAATTGCCCGGTCACGTCGTAGATGTGGCACCGAATGACGCTCCCGCCAAGCCACCCGTAGGCAAGGCGGATCGTGCCGTTCGAGTCCCTCATGTACCAGTCGCCGCTCTCGACGATGTCTTCGGCAAGCTCGACAGCCTCGGTGGCTCGCTCCCAACCGTTGCAGACTCCAAGCGTTGCGGCGTCGGCCTTCTCTCGGGCTCGAAGGGCTGCCCGAAGTTCGGCAGCGGTGTACTGTGATAGGTCGCTCATGTTGCCTCCGGCCTCAGCCGCATAGTCCGTGGATCGGGCAGGCGCTCTTGACGTGCGCCAGCGACCGGCCATCATGCCCGGGAGCGCAGTCCACGATGCTGTCTTCGCCGTCCGTGCCAAACTCATTGGTGAAGACGGTCAGGTCTCGATCGCCGATCGTGTAGAGCTCCAACCGCTTCGGAGTCCGCAGCAGAACGCGCTCCAGGTCCCTGATCCACCTCCGCTCCTCTTTGGTGAGCGGCGGGGTCGCGTACCGCTTCATGTCGCCTCCGGCCAGCCGAAAGCCTCGGCGCGGTAGCGTCCTGGCTCGCCCTCCGCCCACCACGGGCGGCCCCGGCACTCGACCTCACCGTCTCCCCGGTGCGTCGGCGGCCCGACGTTGCAGTCGCAGCCGTCGTAGGTGACGAGGCGCCCGTCCAGGCGGACATCCCAGCCGGCGCGGACGAGGTAGGGCACCAGGATCTCGACGTGGCACGGAGTCCGCCGCTTCGGGCTTCCCGGTCGGGCGCACGCGCAGAACAACGTGTCCCCGTCGGCGACCTTCTCCTCCGAGGGGCGGGCGTCGGGGCTGTACCACGTCACGAACGACAGGGCGCCGGGGGCGAATCGGCCGACCACCGCCCTGTCATCGCAGCCCGCCTCGAAGGCGCCCCGGTAGGCCGCGAGCGCCGCCCGATGTTGCCCCGCGTCATCGGGACCGGCGAGGGCATCGCGGACACGGGCGAGGTCGTCGGCGAAGGGGGCGCAAGCAAGGCAGCGCCCGTCGCCGCGGTGGTGCTTCGCGGGGTTCGCCATCGCGCAGATCATGCGCCCGGGGCCGTGGTACTTCTTGCTCGACAGGTTGGTTAGGTAAAGGGTGGGGCGGCTCATTCGGACACCTTCCGGGTCGAGTAGGTGATCTCGACGTGACGGGTCACCGCAAACGGCTTCTCGCAGCCGTCGCACTCTGTCTCCGCGTCATCGCTGCGCGTGCCGAATATCTCGAAGGCGTCCCGCTTCTCTGCCCCGCAATGAGGGCAGACCGGCTCTCGGTTGTAGTCGAGGTCGAGGTCGAGGTCGAGGTCGATGGGCGCGGTCATTTCATCGCTCGGACGATCAGGATGATCGCGGTGAGGATCGGGCTGGCGATGATGAGCGCGGCGCTCGCGTAGAAGATGACCTTGAATGCGAGCGCGGTGCGGCCGGTCACCCCTTTCCCACAGAAGGGGCAAACCGGCTGACCGTCGAGGTTGATGGACTCGCTCATGGCGTTTTCTCCAGTGTCGCGGTGTAGGTGGTCCCGTCGCGCGTCACCAGCACGGTGTGCCGCCCGGTCATCCCCGCCTTGACACCCTCGACGAGGGCGGCACGGATGGCCTCAGTCTCGGCAGCCTCCCACTCCCACTTGATGTCGGCGACCTCGACCCACAGCCCGCATCGGTGCAGCATCACCAGCGTATTGCGCTCCGGGCGCGACAGGATGAGCCACCCGGGCTGATCGGGGAACCACGGGGGATAGAGGTTGTCGGTCATCGTGTCTCCAGTCGGTTTACAAGCGCCACCCCTGCCTCAGTCGGCCAGCGGTGCGAAGGAGTGCAGATCAGCCCAAGCTCCGCCAGCCGAGCATATGCCCGCTGAGCAGCGCCAGAGTCCGAGCCCCGGGCAGCGCGCGGGGTCTTGGGTGACTCTGCTATGGTATATAGCATCCCCATCAGGTGCGTCAAGTCCGGCGCATCATCGGCGTCTACTTCAGCAGGCCCCTCGTCGTCGTCGGGATCGCCGTCGGTCCACCCGCCCGCTGGGAGCTCGTCGGGCCCATCGTCGTCGCCGGCCTCGGCGCTCTCGATCGCGCCTCGCAGCCCCAGCACGCGGACGCGATCGGCGCCCCAAGTGGACAGCGTCACGGTCTCCCTCCGCGGCTCGACGAGGCCCTGAGCGACCAGCCTCGAGACCACGCGCGCCACCCTCGCCCGCGAGGCGCGGAGGCGGTCCCGGTAGGCTCGGAGGTCGCCCGGGTCGCGGAGTACGGGGGTCAGGCCCAGACGCGCCCAGGCGGCACCGTAGGCTCCCGCTGGCATGGGAGCGAGGCGAGCCGGGGCGAGGAGGTCGGCCAACTCCTCAGTACGGAGCTCGCCCGGGGCGCCAACGATCTCGCGGAGCACGCGCCACGGCAGAGGGTCGCGGGCGTCGGGGCGGACGGCGATCACGGCACCCTCCACCAGTTGCCCATGAAGTCGCGGTCAACCGGCGCAAAGCCGTAGAACACGTCTTTCGTTAGACGCCGGGCGATGAACCTCAGCGGCGCCTCTGCGTCGAAGACCACTTCGTAGATCTCGGCCGTGCCGGGCGGCTCCATCTTAAGCCAGATCCCCGATTGATCCGGCAGTCGCTTCGGCTCCGATTCGGGGGGGCGCACGTCCATCTCAGTCAAGCCTCATCGGCATCACGACAAACAGGCAGTCATCCCGCCCCGGGAGCCGCATGATGCACGGGTCGAGTTCTTGGCCAAGCTCGATCATCACCCGATCGCTCCGGGTGTTGCTGAGCACGTCCTGCAAGAAACGCACGTTGAAGCCAATGTCGATCGGCGTCCCGCTCATGTCGATCGGCACCTCCGACCGCGCGTCCCCGGCCTCGACGTTCGCCGCGGTGAGCACGAGCCGGTCAGTCTCGAATCGGAACCGCGCGAGGTGGTTCCGGTCGGTGGCCATGATCGACACGTTGCGGAGGGCCTTGTCGAGGTCGCCGCGGTCCAGCTCGATCCGGCGCTTGAACGACGTGGGCAAGACCTGCCGATAGTCGGGGAACTCCCCTTCGACGAGCCGCACGATGAGCGACAGGCCCGCGGTGCTCACCACGGCGGAGCGGTCCCCGAAGGCGATCGACCAGTCGGCCGTGTCGTCGGCGATCATCTTGCGGATCTCAGCCATCGCGCGGCGGGGGACCAGCATCTTGCCGTTCGTCTTAAGGTTCCCCTGATAGGGTGTCTCGGAGTACGACAGGCGGCTACCGTCGGTCGAGGCAAGGCGCAGCGCGGGGGCGCCAGCGTCGGTGGTGATCTGTTGAATGAAGCCCCCATTGAGCCCGTAGCGGTTCTCGTCGGCGCTGACAGAAAACAGGGTCTCCTCGAGGATGCGGCGCAGCCCGCCGCCCTGGACCGTGATCCGGGCGCGCTCGGTCTGAGTCGGCAGGGGCGGGAAGTCGTCGGGGTCGCCGCCGAGGATGTTGAACTGCGCCGCGCCAGAGGAGACCGTCAGCCGCCGGTTGCTCCCGGCGCGGAGGCGCACCGTGTCGCCGCTCATGGCCTTGGCGACCTGCAAGAGCGTCGAGGCGTCGGCGGTGATGCGCCCGGGGCCTTCGACGTTCGCGGTGTGGGTCGTCGTCAAGGTGAGTTGCGTATCGCTCGCCGTAAGGGCCACTCCCGCGGCCGTGGCGTCGATCAGGACGTGGCAGAGCGCCGGGTTGCTCGCGGTGCGCGGGGTGATGGCGGCGGCCCGTGCGAGGGCGGCAGCGAGGGTCGAGCGGTCGATCGTGAGGTCCATTTAGTGCTCCGAGGGGTAAAGGAGGCCGCCGCCGACAGCGATAAGGACGGCTTCGGCTTGCGAGATCAGGCGGTTTGCTATGGCGGCGGTGAGCTTTTCGGGGAGGTAGGTCGCGCCATGTCCGCGCGTCAGGGTGCCCGCCTCGATCGTGCGGTGCCAGCCGTCGGGGACGTTTCGATGAGTCGCCTTTTTCCCGACAGGGACGCGGAGTGCCTTCGGCCACATCCCGCTGTCCACGTCCACAGCGCGGGCCTTCGGACAGGCGAGGCGAACCATCGTGGCGACCTCGCCAAGACGGCGGCCCATCGTGAGCCACGTCACCGGCTGAAACTTGTTCCGCGAGGCCCCGCCGCCGCCGGGGATCTCGGACACGATGAGGTCGAGGCCGCCGTTCCTTTCGGCGAGGGCGCACGCTTCGGAGGTCGCACGGATCGCCCGGTCAAACCAAGGATCGCCCTTGCTGTTGCCGTCGATCGACCATGCGCCGAGCACGATCGGGAGGGCGCCGGGCGTCTCGCAGATCAGGGCGATGGACCCGGACTGACCCGGATCGATGCCGAGGATGATGCGGCTCATCGGCGCTCCCAGTTTGACCGGCTGAGCCAGAGGTTCACCACGCGATCATAGGACATCGACACTCCCATAAACGCCACGAAGAACGCTGCAAAGACGCCAACGCCGTACATGACGCACACGGACTCCGACTCGAAGCGCTCCCAGAGGAGGCCACCCAGATAGGCAACCCCAGCCGCGGAGCCGGATAGGATGGCCACAGCGACGATCGCGAGGATCATCGGGCCGATAATGCGACTCATCCCGTCCTCCGGCTGCGGTCGGTGATCGACCCTTCGGCGTTGCGCTTCTCCAACTTCGCCACGTTCCGCGCGGCGATCTTGAGTACGGTGAGACCAAGCCGCGTTGCACCGATATAGATCGGGTAGATCGAAAGATCGAGCCGCGGGAGCCATGACAGGCGCATCGGGTGGCCCGTTGACAGGAGCATTGTCCGATCGTTCGGCGCCTCGGTGTGGGTCTCGACCCAGAGGGAGGCCAGTTCGGCCAGCGCCATTTCAGGGTCGGTGCCGAGCGTCCAGTAAAAGAGGCAGTCGCCGAGTTCGGTGGCCAGCGCGTCGGGGTCCACTGGGGGCTGTCCGGCACGGAGGGCGCGTTCGTAGAGCCCGGCGACTTCGCCGGCTTCGGCCATCAGCCCAAGGGCGGCGGCGCGCTGGCGGTCGTCGGGATCGTGGCTGCTCTGCTTGGCCACAAAGGCGATGTAGTCGGCGGGGGTCATTCGGGCACCTTGACGGCGGTACAGGTTCGGGGCTTCGTGTCGGTGTCGGCGTCGATAAATCCGCAGACCCGATCGAGGTGGTTGGTCAACCACAAGATCCGGCGGTCCTTCCGCTCCATCTCGCGGCGGTGCATGGTGAGGCCCAGCGTCAGGCCCAGCACGAGGCCGACGATGACGCAGACCATGGGGACGAGCAGGACGGGGTCGAGGCCGTCGATCGCGACGGCGGCGGTGGCAACGGCCATCATCGGTGAATCCAGCCTTTCGGCGTCGGGGTGAATGTGACCGTGCGCCACCCTTCGGCGGAGTCGAAGTAGTCGATCGGGGACGGCCTCTCGATGTGGCCCTGCTCGACGAGGCAGACGACCTCATTCGTGACGGCCTGTTGGCTCCGCCCGGTGGCGTCGGCGAGCTCGTTCACGGTCCACCTGTTCGGGGCCCGCCGGACGCGGGCGAGGATATCGGCGGCGAGCAGGTTCACGGCATCGCCGGTGGCTTGAGAAGGTCCACCGGCAGGCGGCGCCAGCGCTTCATCCAGTCGATAGGCTGGGTCTCGGAGAGTTGCACCGTGTAGCCGAAGCCGCCGGCCACTATCACCGCGATCCACTCCCCACGCGGCGGCGGCTCCTCATTGGGGGTCCGCCATGGGCCGGGGCTCAGCGCCGCGATCTCCGCGCGCAGTTCTTCCACTTCGACGGCGTGCTCGGCCCGCCATTGATCGGCGTTGGCCTTGACAGTCTGGGTCATCTGCCAATACTCGCCAGCCTCCTTCTTGCGCTGGGCCTTGAAGCACTCGATCTGCGCCACAATCTCCGTCGCCCACTCGGTGGGCTCCATCCCAAGCGCCGCCCGGCAGGCGTCGAAGATGTCGCGGACCTCGGTGACCAGCACGGCCAGCGGTCGCCCATCGTCGCGCCGCAGCGCCGAGGCGAGGCAGCCGCGGGCTTCGATCAAGGCGACCTCCGAGGCGCTGTCTTCGCTGCCCATGGTGGCGAGGCTGTCGAGGGCGTATTCCACGATCCCGGCGAGGGCGTCGCCGCGGTCGCGTTCGATCCGGAGTAGCCTGGCCTCGAGGCCGCTGCGGAGGTTGTCGGCGTCGGTCATTCGCCACCTCTCGGGGCCTTGGGGGCCATCATCGCTTGTCGCGGGTCGGTGCCGGCGAGGTATGCGCCCCACAGGCGCCGGGTCACCTCCGACAGCGAAAGGCCAAGCTCAGCCGCCCTCTGTTGGGCGGCGTTCTTCAAGTCGAGGGGCCACCACTGATAGGTGGCGGCCTCGTTCGGGCGCGGTGGGCTCATGGTTGACTCCTGTTGGATGTATATACCAGCGCGGGGCGGGGCGCAAGGGTCATCCCGACTTCCGAATGTCCCGCGGCTTCTCGATCTCGTACATCCCGCGATCCTTGTCGCGCCCGGTCTTGACTTCGACGGTGCATTGGTCCGGCCCGATCTTCACGATCTCGCCAGCAATGTTCCCGTCGTGCCACCCGTGGCGCGTGCGGATGATGCGCACCCGATCGCTGATCTTGAAGTCGTCGGTGAATCGCCGTCGGGTGGTCATCGGCCGAATAATCCAACCTGATTGGTAGACTCCTCCGCCGCCAGATTCCGGCAGGCCCGGTTGAAGTATTCCGGCTTCAACTCGACACCGACGTATCGGCGCTTGAACCGCAGCGCCCCGACGCCCTCCGAACCAACCCCTCCGAAGGGCGACAAGACCACGTCGCCGCGGTTGCTATAGAGCCCCAGGGCGCGTTCGATGACCGGCAACTGGAGCGGGCACATATGCCGCTCGTCGTGCTCTCCACGGGCCAGCCGGGCGTTCAGGGTGTCGCTCTGGTCGATGTCCATCCATACGGGGGAGGCCCACGCTTGCCACTGGTCAAGCGGGAAGTCCATCGGCGAGTGAGAGACCTTGATCATAGCCTCTTCCTCGGCCGCGCTGGTCGGCGGGCGCTTGAAGATCAGGAGGTAGTCCGGCATCCCGACGCGGTTGCGCGTGCTGTCCTCTTGGATGTTCTTGTAAAGCAGCCCGTGCGACTTCGTGCGCTGCATTTCGGTTACCGGGTCCTTCCAGATCGTGACGCGGGAGTGGTAGTGCCAGCCAGCGGCCTCGTGGGCGCGAATAACTGCGCCGGAAAAGTCCCTGATCCCGATGAAGCCCTCCCTGCTCTTGCGGCTTGGGAGGTCCGAGACGTGGACACACGACAGGCGGCCGGGGCGGGTGACGCGGAACATCTCCGCGAGCAGGTAGGCGTAATGCCGGGCGAACCCTTCATCGTCGTTGCAGTTGCCCATGTCGCGGGCCGACTCGGAATAGACGAACAGGTCAGAGAACGGCGGGCTGTAGACCGACACGTCAACCGATCGATCGGGAAGCTGCCCGACGACTTCGACGCAGTCGCCGTTGTACATCACCCAATCGTTACCCTGAGCGTGGGCATCGCAGAGCACCTGAGCGGGAGCGGTCATCGGATCTCCATCGAATGAACCCACCGAGGGATGGGCGCGAAGTGGGTGGGGTTGTAGTCTTTCATGCCGGTCTTGTTCTCGATGGCCCGGCGAGAGGCGGCGAACATGGCCTCCTTCATCTTGTCGTGGTCGCCAGCCTTTCGGCTGACGATGTTCCACGCGCTGGCCTCAGTCGGGGCCATGATCACGTAGACATCGACGGGGCGGGTCTGTCCGAAGCGCCATGACCGGCGAACGGCCTGATAGTAACGCTCGTAGCTAAATGAAATCCCCATAAAGACCATGCGGGCGCAGTGCTGCCAGTTGAGGCCCATCCCAGCGATCCCGGGCTTTGTGATGATCACGCCGCCCTCATCGGTGAACTTCAGGAGCTTCGCCGCCTTCCGTTCAGGGGTGTCTGCGCCGCTGACCACGATAGCGCCCGGAATGAGTGAGGCTATGGCTTCCTCGTCGTAGTTGGTGTCAACCCACACGATGCACGGGTGGGCGTCCTTCGTGGCGATCTCGGCGGCGCGGGCGGCCCTCTCGTTCGATGTCCGGCGCTTTTCAGTGTGGATGCCGGTTGCCGAAATGTCGGGGATGCGGAACAGGGAGCCATCCGTCCGGCCGTCGGTGATGTCCACCGATACAGACACGTTGTGGACGTTCAACGGCGGCAGATTGTAGCCGCTGTCATCGTACGGCCCGACATCCGAGGGGCGCCCAACGCATCGGGCCCATGACGTGACCCACTCCCAGAACGCCGTCACGGCGTGGCCTTTCAGCCGCCACGGGGCGACCGTGTCGCCGAGGTCGTTCACGAACCACCGAGCCATCATCACTTGTCGGTCGAGGATGCCCAGAAACTCGGAATGATTCCCGAGCTCTACGTGGTCATTCGGGGCCGGCGTGGCGGTGCATGCCAGCCGATAGGGAACCACCTGCCAGTCAGTACAGAGCTTCGTGCGGACCCGCCCAAATTCTCCCTTCAGGATGCTGGATTCGTCCAGCACGACGCCGCCGAACTCGGCCGGCTCGAACAGGTGAAGGCGCTCGTAGTTCGTAATGTTGACGCCGGGACCTACCCCGCCTTGGTCCTTTACCATTCGCACGTCGGGGATGCCGAAATGGACGGCCTCCCGCACGGTCTGCGATCCAACAGCCAGCGGAGCAAGAAGGATCACCGGGCGTCCGGTGTGCCGCGCAACCCTATCGGCCCACGTCAACTGCATCCCAGTCTTTCCAAGGCCCGTATCAGCGAAGATCGCGGCCCGTCCCAGCCCGAGCGCCCATTCAACGATCGCGCGCTGGAATGGAAACAGGATGCCGCCTTCGATCGTCGCGGCAAAGCCGCACGGGTTCACGCTCGGCGCCTTTGCGGCGAGCATGGCGTGGTAGTCCATCGGTTGATCTCCTGTTGGTTCTATATATCAGCGCAGCGGACGGCGCAAGCCCTGCCCGTGGAATCAGCCGTCCCAGCCATCGCGGCGCCCGTCGGCTCGGATGAGGTCGCCAAACCGCGTAAATTCGGCCTCGAAGGCGACAGCCACATCGCCAACGCCGCCGTTCCGGTGCTTGACGATCAACAAGTCCGCCTCGCCCTTTCTCGTGCTTTCACGGTTGTAATACTCATCTCTGAAAATGAGCACGATCACGTCCGCCGTCTGCTCGACCTTGCCCGAGTCGCGGAGGTCGGAAGCCACCGGGCGCTTATCCGGCCGGCTCTCCACGCCGCGGTTCAACTGCGCCAGCGCCACCACGGGGATCTGTAGCTCCTTCGCCAGCGATTTGAGGGCCACAGCCGCCGCGCCGGCCTTCTCTTGGTCCGTGCCGGGCCCGCCGATGAGGCCGAGGTAGTCCACCACGATCAGGCCGAGATCGGGGCGTAGCGCCTTGAGTTTGAGCACCCGCGCCCGGATCTGCGACGGCGTGAGCCCGGGGGTGTCGTCGATCAGGATCGGGAGGTGGCCCAGCCGCTCGGCGGCGGGCATGAGGGCGTCCCAATCGGCCGTGCTGAGGGTGCCCCGCCGGATGCGCGACGAGTCCACCCGGGCCTCGCAGCACAGTAGGCGGGTCACGATCTCGCCGCGGGACATTTCGAGGGAGAAGACGCCGACGGCTCCGACGGTGGCGGCGGTGCGAGCAATTGCGTTGATTGCGAGACTGGTTTTGCCACATCCAGGCCTCGCGCCGAGCACAATCAGATTCCCGGGCTGGAGCCCACACAGGATGCGGTCGAGCTCCGCCAGCCCCGTAGGCAGCCCGGACATCTGCCCGCGGCGCTCGGCGGCGGCTTGGATGCGGATCACCTCCTCGTCGAGCAGGTCGGCGACGTAGCGCCAGCCCTCCGACGGTTGCGCGGCGCCGAGGGCGTCGAGGGCCGCCTGGGTGGCTTCGATCTGCTCGGCGGGGGTGCCGCTGCCACCCATGGCGGCGTCACGGGCGCGCTCCGCAATCTCGACCAGCCGGCGGGATAGGGCGCGCTCGCGGACGATGTCGGCGTAGTGCTCCAGGTTCTCGGTGCTCGGGACGTTGTCGGGCAGGCCGGAGACGTAGGCGATTCCGCCGGCCTCCTCGGCGCGGTCGAGGCGCATGAGCTCGGCGGTGACTCCGAGCATGTCCGGGGGGCGTCCGGCGGCGCTCATGTCCAGCATGAGGCGGTAGAGCCGCTTGTGCGCCTCGCGGTGGAAGTCCTCGGGGACGAGCCTGTCAGCGATCGTGGGCACCTGCTCGGGGGCCAGCATGAGGCCGCCGAGGACGGCACGCTCAGCCTCGGGGGAGCGTGGGAGGGGGCGTTCCTCGCGGCTCATGGTTTCACCGTGTCGGCTTCGATGATGGCGCGGCCCACAAGCTCAGCCACAAGCGGCACAACTGCGTTACCGACCTGGCGATACCTCTCGGTGATCGTCCCCTGCCACGGGTGATCCGCTGGGAAGCCCTGCAAGGTGGCGCACTCCAGATAGGCCAGGCGCCGCCAGCCAATCGCGTCCTCAACCCGATCCCGGCTTGACGCCGACCCAAGCCCAACGCCATCCGTTGTCGCGATGGTGGGCGATGGGCGAGTGAGGTACTGGTTGCCCTTCGTCGAGATCGCCGGGCTTGGCTCCGTCGTCGGCGTGGGCTGTCCTGCTGTCGTCGAGGTCGTGCCGGCGGGCCACATCAGCCACGGCTGGCCAGCGGAGGTCCACGGAGTCCGCCCGCGCTCCCCCATGCTCGCCTGAATGGTCGGGGCGGGGCCATCCACCGGCAGCATGGGCCGCCCCTCTCCGTGCCGCCCCGACATCACCGCCAACCACGGCCCCGCGTTTCCGATCTGCTCCGCCGTGATTGTCGTAGAGGGCTCATCGGTGAGGTCCCGCTCGGTGCGCTCGTGAGCTCGGCCGGGGCCGTGGGGGTTGGTGCCGGCGCCTATCACTCTGACCACATCTAACCGTTGCGGGTGCCCTGTTACCGTTCGGCTCGCCTGGGTTGTGGGGTACCATGGGGTGTGGGCCTTCCCATCACCGAATTGATCGGAGGCAACACCATCCAACCCCAAAGCCTGCCCCATCGACACCCAAGGCAGCGGGCGCCCCGTCCCGTGCGTCTCTCTCGGCCGCTTCGGCTCAACAGGTCCGGCCCACAGGATGACCCGCCGTCGGTGCTGCGGCGTG